AAAGTGGCTGGAAGAAAGAAAAAAGGGAATCGGGGGGAGTGAAGTCGCTGCTGTCCTTGGGCTAAGCCCTTGGCAATCCCCGGCTGACGTATGGGCAAGGAAGAAGGGACTGATACCGGAGCAGCCCGATAACTTTGCGATGAAAATGGGAAGGAAGCTGGAAGCCCCGGTTGCGGAGCTGTACGCTGAGCAGGAGAATGTAGAGCTTGTGAAGGTGCAGGGATCTATATGGAACGAAGTGCATCATGTATTCGGCACTCCTGACCGGCTGGTGAAGGACAAGTCCCGTGGGGTAGAAATCAAGACAGCCCATCCAGCCACGATGCACCAATGGGGTGAGGATGGCAGCGGGGACATTCCCCTTTACTACGCTACGCAAACAGCTCTCTATATGAGCTTGACCGGATACCCGGAGTGGGATGTTGCCGTGCTTTTCGGGACGGAGCAATTCAGGGTATATAGGCTGCACCGGGATCTGGAGCTGGAGAACATGATCCTTGAGAAGTGCAAGGAATTCTGGGAGCGGTATATAATCGGCAACGAAGAGCCAGCACCAGACGCATCAAAGGCATACGCCAATTACCTCATAAAAAAGTACCCATCTAATATCCTTCCTATGAAGCAAGCAGACGTTGACGAAGAGATGCTGATGTATAACCTTTTTGAGATTCGCTGGCGCATAGCAGATTGGGAAAAGCAGGAGATGAAACTGGCAAACGAGCTAAAGGCACGGATAGGGGAAGCTGAAGGGATTTTATCCCCAGATGTGAAAATCTTGTGGAAAAAGACGAAGGACAAGGAAGTGGTGGATTGGGAAAGGATTGCCAAGCAATGCTTCCAGATGCTTGCAATGAAAGAGGGTGAGATGAGAAGGCTGTTGAAGGAGCATACAACCATCAAGGAAGGCTCCCGTAGGTTCAACGTCTACCCGCTGACACCAGCCCTGAAAGGCAAGGTATAGCAATGAAGAAAGACAAGCAGCAAGAAGATATAAAGCTTATAAAGGTAAGTAAAGCAGCGGAAATGCTTGGGATGGCAACGCAAACAATCTATAACCAGATATATATATCTAAAATGACACATGGGTATACTCTTTTGTGGGATAAGATAAAAGTATACAGGGTTGGATCTAACTCAATTCGTTTTAACAAAGCCGATATAGAAAAATATATCGAATCAAGCGAAATATAAAAAAGAGCCAATGCCATGAAGGATTTTGTTCGCTTCATAGACGATGATTGCGTTGTTGCTGAGTGCCGGTCTGGGTTTATAACGGTTGTTATTGAAGGATACGATACGCTGCATAGATGCCCAAGGTGCGACAGGTACAGGCGCACAGGACCGATGTTCTTGAAGGTCTACAACGGGGAAGGGCTTACCATTTACGATCCGATAGAGATGATAAGACGCAGGGAAGAACGGAAAGAGATATGGCTTGAGGGCAAGAGGCATAAATTCCCGACAGTATTTACAGGGACAAACTCTATAGAAGGGAGGGAAGATGGCTAAGTTTAGGAAAAAGCCTGTCGTGATTGAGGCATTTCAAATGACAACTGCAAGAATGGAGTCAAATGTCGATTGGCCTTTGTGGTTACATAGAGCTTGGAATCTGCCTATAGGTGAGATTGGATCTCTATGGAATGCCCAAACCATTGACGAGCCTACTTTTAATGTAGCAACGTTAGAAGGTGTAATGACCGTTTTTACGGATGATTGGATCATCCGGGGTATTAAGGGTGAGCTGTATCCCTGTAAGCCAGACATTTTTGAGGCAACCCATGAAGAAGTGAAAGGGGGAGAAGATGGAAAATAGTAAACCTTGTCCGTTTTGTGGTGGTACTGAATTGGATGTAAAAAAGTATGATGATGGGGAAACTGCATATTATACTGTTGTATGCGAAACGTGCTGGGCAAAGGGTCCAGAAGCATTTGCAGACGCTCAAGCATGGATATTTTGGAACAAGCTGAGAGAGAAGTAATAAAGAAAGGGGGGGGAGATGGATGAAGAAACTGTTAAGGGAATTCTGGAAGAGTTTTTCCTTACTTCATTAACGTCTAATACGGACGATGATGATGAGTCAGGGAACATAGTCGATGCGCTATACTTTATAGGAAGAGGTTTACATGAGATTGCTGTCCAGATAAAACACCTTGGCCTTGCAGATGCCGGTACTCCTATGGGGGCCATTGAAGTATTGTCATCGAAGGTGGGAGAAGTAGCAGACGCATTATACTCAATCAAGGGGGAGTAAAAAGATGGCTAAAGACAAGGGTTACGAAGTGGTGGATGCGGAAAGCCCAGCTCAGGAAGTAGAGGTAGTAGACGCTGGGGCTCTGGCGATTCTCAACAAGTCAGAGATAAACCAGCAGATCGCAACGGCAAAGGAGTACCCCCGCAGCATCAAGAAGTTCCGCAACGAAGCAATGTCTCTGGCTACCCTCAACGAAAAGATAGCGGAAGAGTGTATGTATGCTATCCCCCGGGGGGGCAAGACCATCGAAGGACCGTCAGCACGGTTTGCTGAGATTATTGCCTACTGCTGGGGAAACATGAGGATCCTTGGACGCTGCATCAAGGAAGATGAGAAGTCCGTAACCGGTCAGGGCATTGCATTCGATCTGGAACGGAACGTGATCCGGGTCAGGGAGTCAGAGAGAAGGATAACGAACAAGTACGGCAAGAGGTACGACGATGACATGATCGGCGTTACAAAGAACGCAGCCATATCCGTAGCTGAGAGGAATGCTACCCTTGCCGTGATCCCCAAGGCTATCTGGGTAGATATCTACAGCAGCTCCCGGGAAGCAGCAATCGGTACGGTGGAAACGCTGGCAAACAAGAGAGCTGCAATGGTGGCTCACTTCCAGAAGTTCGGTGTTTCTCCAGAGATGATCTGCACAACGCTGGGGGTTGAGAGCATTGATAACGTAGGGCTGGATGAGCTGGCGCAGCTGAAGGGGATTGCTCAGGCTATAAAGGAAGGGGATATCACCCCGGAGAACGCATTTCAAGTGCCAGAGAAGAAGTCTGGGAAGGGAATGGAAGGGTTAAAGGATCTTCTGGGCGGGAAGAAGGAAGAGCCAAAAGTCCAGTATGCCGTGGTAGATCCAGAAAAGGTGGAAGCTAAAGAAAAAGAAGAGCCAAAGAAGGAAGAGCCAAAAGAGGAACCAAAGAAGGAAGAACCTAAGAAAGAGCCCCCCAAAAAGAGGGAGCCCCCCAAGGGTGATCCCCCAAGGTTCGATTCGGCAATCCAGATCCAGACGGTGATCGACAAGATCCTGAAAGTAACCGCTGGGGATCAGCTTGATAATGTTGTCAGGGACAACCTTTCCTTTATTCAGGGGCTCAGCCAATCGGATAGAGCAAAAATAACGGAAGCCTACCAAGCGAAGTTTGCCGAATTAAACCCGTGATATGCCCCTATTGCTTTACTGAGGGGGCTTACCAGCTTCATAAGTCAAAGGATTACCCAAGCCATTGCTGGGGGTGTATCCATAGGTGCGAAGCGTGTAGTGGTGAATTGAGAGTCCCGGGCAGAACGGGCAAGAGCCCGGGACGGTTAGGGGGAGAAGATCAGGCCCGTTCTAATCTCCACCATCATCTTCATCGTTGAATCTAATGTCTTGCTTCCTACCAAGTGCTTTGCAGGAATGACATAGGAAGTGTTGTGCCTTCAATATATCATGCTCTGATTTAAGGGAAGTAAGGGTATATTTAAGCCCATTTACCTTTGTTCCTATTACCTCTTGGTTTGAAAATATTCTGTTGAAGGTACTTCTCATATCCGATTTTAATTCGTTTATCTGCTTAGATATGGCAAATTCGATCTTCTCAGTCCTTTCGTCCATCCTTTGAGAATATTTTATGCCAATTATAAAGAGAGTCCCTACCATTGCTAATATTTGCAGGATAAACTTAACAAGCTCAAAATGCTCTAATCCTATTGTCAAATTAGCCTCCTGCTGCCAATCCGACCAGAATACCCAATCCAATCCACTTTCCTGTATCCCAAAGCTTTTCGTACCACTTACCGCCAGCAACCTTTCTGGCTTCTTCTGCGTTTTTCAACGCAGCTTCGTTCATCCTGAGCAGATCAGCTTGATTTTTCTCAAGTATTTTGATTCTTTCCTCCAGAACCTTCACCATCCTTTCGTTTGTCTTGTCCAGCTCCCGGAGTACGAAAGCCTCTTGTTTGATTATACGGCATTGCTCCAGTTCATCAAGCAACCGGTAAGAGGTAAGGGTATCGAAAAATACCCCGGCTGCTGGAGCTGCCTGACCCTCAGATAACGGCTCCGCAGCGGGTAGGGGAGTGCTGAGGCAGAGCAAGATCGCCCCGTACAGGGCAAATATGAGCGTTTTTTTCAATACCCCAAGGCCCGAAAACGGGAAATCAGCTCATTTACGCTTTCCGGGGGCTTTAGATCCTCCCTGAGCCCTTCCAGCTCCCCGAGCCTTCCCTTTAGCCGGTCCCTTTCCGCTCGTATGCTCTTTAGGCTTCTTTCGTAGTCCTTCCTCAGCTCCCTTTCCCTTTCCTCCAAGGCTTTCTTCTCCATTCGGATCTCGACTTCCATTTTCTTCAGCATCCGATCTCTGGTAATCTTTGCCGATATGCCAGATGCCAATGCCAGAAGGATTATTAGGACTATAAGGACAAGCATCGGATTTGTAGCAAGCCGTGAAACCAAGCTGTTTGCCACACTCAGGACAGACTTTGGCGGTAAGTTCATTTTCGCTCAAGGAAGGGACGTACCCAATTAGAGTAGGCTTCCCAGACCACTACCGCCATCCCCCCGGTGTATAGCCCAGACTTTAACCGCATTACCGCATTCTTGCCTTCGCTGGGGGCAAACAGGAGAGAGAGCCCTATCCCGACAACAAACGATAGGGAAAGTAGGTGCTTCTTATACTTCGGATCCACGCTGTACTTGTCCAAGGATGAAGGATCAGACGGGAGATATAGCTTCACGATCTGCACCATGATAACCGTTAAACAGGCAAGCCCTTGGTCTGCGTATGCAGAGAGTACGTTCTGAAGTTCTCCGGTCATTGCGTCCTCCGCATCTTTTCGTCCAGCTCTCTTAGCTCTTGTTTCAGGTATCGGATCTCGTTTTGCACTTGAACCGGGGGGTTCTTTGGGTACATCCTTTCCAGCTGGTATATCCTTTCCCGGATGTTAAATGCTTTGTCTGCCATGATTTTTTGGTCAAGCCGTTTCGCAACCTTTACAAGTTCCTCAGCCTTTGCGTATGTCCGGTCCAGCTGGAAGCATAGCCCTATAAGCGCAGCCAACCCAAGGACTAAGCCGATAATCTTTTGCACGTTGGTCATAGCTTTCCCTTTAGCTCCTCAAACTTTTCCTCGACCATCTTTGCTATCCGCTCCCCTGTGATTGGGTTGTTTCGGAATACGAATGCACCCGTAGCGAACCCCGCCAAAAAGATAAACGCTCCGAGCAGTAGCGACATTTTTCATTTCCTCCTTTTAAGGTAGATGGCAAAGCCAATCGCAATGACAGCCCCCGCAAGAAAGGCAATTCCCAGCCATACGTTACCAGCTGACAGAAAATGAATCGCCCCAAAGAGCGCAAGAACGGCTGCAATTAACGAACCTCCAACACCGTAGGGGCTTGTGTCGCCCCCCTCACCACGAAAGGGACGGTGTAGGCCAGCACCTCCGACAAAGCAGAATCGTATTCCTGACCATCACTTGCCTTGTATGCAGAGGAAACCGTCAGCTGGATCTCCTGACCTTCAAATCCCCATGACCGGAGAAGCGCATCAATGTCATTGTCGGAGGGCCATGAAGTTCCCCCGTTTCTGGCTTCTCCTGCGTAATACCAACCGTTCTTTCCTGTCGTATCCCGTGGATTTGTCTTGTTAATACGGATATACCCCGTGAGGGTGGCTTTTACACTATCCGGGATATTCGTCCCGTCTGCATAGGTTGTTGGATTCGTCCAATGCAGACTTGCAGATAGAGCAATCGACCCTACGCATATCGCCACGATGAATGTGAACAATATTACCGCTACGTTTAGCCTCCTTGACCGGTTTCTCATTTTTGCTATCTCCCTTCTGGCATCTGCCGAATTCGTGCATACAAACTGCACATAGTTGTTCTATTGTTGCCGGTTTGCCGGTTTCCGGTACAATCCATGCTCTTGCTGGAAGTAAACCGTAATTGCAATATCCTCCTCCCACATCAGTACGTCCATGTTACCTCTTGTGGTAGATAGTCATCGGTGTCAACGTGAATAAATCCTTTTGCGATACCGATTCTCTTGAAATTCATTCCGTATGCAGCCTTGAGAATTATATGCCTTGTCCTTGAGGATCTTGCCCTTATATCTACAGCTTTTCCTACGGTATGGGCTGAATTCGGCACTCCCTTTGCAAGAGTATTTTGTGCAGGGCAACGGAAAGAGCTGTTCAAGACAAGAGGGATGCCAGCTTTTACACGAAGGTTGTCAAGCTCCGAAAGGAACCGGGGATCCATATTGCACTTCCCGCAGCACGGGCATTCCAGTTCTTTCGCTGAGAAGTAGACGGATCTCATTTCCCTACTGCCTTAAGCCTTGCCTTAACTTTGTCAAGAAGCTCATTCCCTCTTTCGGCAGAAATAGCCATCGAAATTAGCAGCTTATCAATCAGCTCCTTCTTCTTATCCGGGTCCATATTTGGGTTGTATCTGATTAACTGTATAACTTCTCTCTGTGTCGAAATAGCTTTTTTTACCGTTTCGATCTTCACTATATCCGAAGCCACCAACATTTTTTTCGCTGGTTTTATTCTTCCTTCTTTTACCAGAGCCTTTACTGTTGCAAGTGTTTCCTGTGCTGAGTTGTAATCTTCATAGAATTTGTTTATGGGCTCCATCCCGTAAGATGGATATCTGGAAACAAATCCACGGACCAATGGTATGTCTGACCATGTTTTTGTTGGCTCCGGGGGGAGATCGCCAAAGACCCCAGCAAGCTTTAACGATTCATCTGCTGTCTGAAGTATTAACTTCCCGAGATTCCCGGTCCATGACTGTATTAGGTTTTCCACCATTATAGGGTTTGCTAACATAGAATCTCCGACAATCGGTATGCCATCCATCAGCTCACCAAGCTTCTTGGCAACCTCTGTTGTATAAGGGGTATACTGATATCCATTCCTCACCCCTCTTTTCCCAGCAGGGACAAGGGGGCGGTCTAAGAATAAACTTTTACCGGCAATAGCCTCAACAAACGGGCTTAGGCCGGTAGGCATCCACCCGGGGGATACTGCCTTTAGTATTTCTGATGTCATCTCTTCATAATCAGCTTTCTTATTATCCATGGTAGACCATACGATTGTCTGTGGAATTGTACCAAAGATCGTCCCCAAAACAGGTGCTTTCGGTAGCCTCAATATATGCTTCCCAGCCCTAATATGGTAAAACACCCATTTTTCCCAAGCTGGCAATCTTCGTATCTCTTTATCGTCTTGGTTTGCAATCGCAAGCAAAACACTTGGTAGCGTTATACTTGCGAATATCCGTGGAAGAACTACCGTTGGGTTATCCCTAAGCTCCCTGAATGTTTTGTCAATTCCTTGTACGTTTGCATTCCAGAATGCTATAAGCTGGTTCATAGACCTTCCTGTAATGCCTATCCTTCTAAAGTCCAAGGAAACATCTCTGGAAGCGAGTCCCGCTTTTTGAATACCGGCTTTTGTCCTACCCTCAGCCTTTAATCCTTTTCGGAATTCTCCAACTCTTGTGCCTTCTTCTCCTATCTCGGATAGCGCACGAAGAGCATCAAGCGGATGCTTTATAGCGTACTTGCTTGCCTCTTTCCATCCAGATAGCTTTTTGAGTCTTGTATCCCTTAAAATATCTTCAAGCGTTGTCATGTGCTTCTGTCGATCCATAGAAACAAGTGCAGCCTGTTCTGCACCAGACATCTTCCACATTTGGTAATACTCATCCCTTTTCAGCACAGAGTATATCCCACGGAACCAATCTATCCCCGGCTTGTATCCGTATTTGCTGAAAACGTAAGCTGTAATTTGGTCCCGTATTGGGTTTCTTGCCATGAATTCAAAAGACAGGGTAGCCCCAGCCCGTAGAACTCTTGTTGGAGCCCCCATGATCCTCATCAGGGTTGAAACACTTTCCTTGTCAAGAGCCATGAATGTTCTGTATATATCTGGATGTACTTCGTAGAACTCCGCTTTCCCTTTTTCCATTACCGCTATTACATTTCCTGCTGGCTTGTAAGGTGAATCCCTCCAGAGAAGATGTGGACCCTCTGGCATATCTATTCCCATTGTTCTCGTTTTCTGAAGGACAACTGTATTGGTAAGCTCTCTCTCTATTACCCTATTTCTTGATTCTCCAGCTGGGGCTTTCTTTATCCTGTCAATTATCTGCTGGGCTTCCGCTGGACTCCAACCCCTTGCAGTTAGGGCTTCTAACAGCTTTGATTCAATCTTGCTGTCCATCGTTTGTGCAGTATCCCCTGCTGCCTCATCCCGGATTGATTCCCTGACTGTCTGATGAAGAGTCCTGTATTCCTCTGTCTCTACCCATTTCCCGTACTTCGCCAAAATGCTCCGAAGCTCTGTCTCCCCCATAGCTGCTGCAACACGTTTGTCTGCCGGGATCTTCTCAACGTATTTCCCAAGCCCATGCTTGGATTGGGATAACTTAACAAGAGCCCTTCCGATAGCATTTCTTTCCGCTGAGTTAATATACAGATGGGTATTCTTTATGATTGATTCCAAGGGTGGTATGTAGTCCCCAGCCCCACCAAAGGCATACTTTAATGGCGATCTCTGGATCTCGTAACCCTTCCCCTTCTTGAATCCACGCTTACCATTAAGGTAATCAGCAACACGGAAGAAAGGAATATAATCCCTATGGGCTTTACGCATACGGAGATATCCCTTTACGTCAATAACTCCCGCATCCAACATATAGCGTAGCCCTGCTTTTTGGAAGTTTATGATCTCATTATGGGTCTTTCTAAATCTTGAATCATACTTCTCTACAATCGCTCTTGCGTGTCCCATATCAAATCCTGTCTCAAGCCCCTTTTTGTTCCACCTGATAGCGTTCTTAGCCATCAAGTAAACCTCAAGGAGAACAACATCATCCTTTACTGGATCAAGGATCTCTCTCAGGCTCTTCCCGTAGAATTCGTATGTGCCGAATTTGAACGGCCTATAATTCATAAAGACATCTGCCCGTCCCTCATTCCCTGCAAAAAGCCTCATTAGTACATGGGGATCCATGTCTGGGGGCAGTTTCCCGCCCTCAGCCATTTCCATTACCACCTTCTCCATCGGATAGAGATCATGTACGAAGTGCGTGTAAATCTTTGAAAATGTAACCCCTATCCTTCCTTCCCCTTCGTAATCCATCATAGAGAGAAAATGGGCTTCTGGTCCCTGCTTCTCATACAGCTTATACATTTTCCTTGCTTCCAGAAGGATTTCCCTGACTTCTGGTGCTTTCTCTGCAAGTGCCTCTTCAAAAAAGGCGTAGAACTTCGGGGCTTTTGCTTTAGCGTCAGCCTCATCGACAACATACTTGGACAGGAATTCTGCAAAGCCCTCCTTCATTGGATGGCCCATCGTTGCCAAAGGTCTTAGTTCATCTGCGAATGGCGCAAAAGCACGGATAGACAAGTTAAGTCCCTTGGTGGGCCACAAATGCTTATTCAAAGCATGACCGATTTCATGGGCAGCGGTAGCAATGTCGTTTGCAAGCTTTAAGCGTATCGCTTCGATTTTCACTTTGTATATGCCAAGAAGCCCCTTTATTTTTGGCATTCTACCTACACGGATTGGGATATCGAATTTCTCTTGGAAAAGCTTTATTATGTCTGATCTTTTTGTAACCCCAGCATATATTTCATCAGTAGGGACTTCCGTTTCCCGTACATCTTCCTTCGTCCTCTTAAATCCCGGCTCGGGACGCAACCGTGGCCCACGGGATTCAAGGACTTCCTCTTCTGCTTCTCCCTCAGCAAACTCCTGCGCTTCCTTGCGGAGAGCGGGAAGGGAATCTCGTACTGCTATTGCAGCTTTCCGTTTGTTCGACTTATTTATCAGGCTCAAATATTCGTTTTTATTAACCTCTGCCAAGTAATCTATGATTGCATCCTCAGCCGTTAGCTTTGGGTTTTCTTTAAGCCTTTTCTCAAGATCCTGTAGAACGTCATACCTATTGCGTAGCTTTGTCTTTAGTATCTTTTTCCTATCCCCCATCTTGTCTAACTCATTTTGTATTACATCCAGATCCGTACCATACTCTTCTTTACCGTAAACATCATCAATAACTTTCTGCGGGACAGGCTTCCCTTCCTTTGCTGCTTCTTTTACCATCTTCCTGTGAGAGTCGATTATGCTTTGGTCAAGCGTATCTCCAGACCTGTTAGCCCATTCCTTTGCGGTCAGAGCCCAGCTTGGTCTATTCTCTGCTGGGACATCCTTCCCTTCTATGAACGCATTTTCTGTAGCCTCAAGCCACCGATCTTCTGCCTTCCTCTTCTCTGATTCCTCAAGAGTCCGAATATAGCTATTGGGGGCTTCCTTCCAAGCTTTCGTTTGTCTTAGATTTTCTATCTCTCCCTCTACATAATCCTTCATGCTCTTTTGCCAAGGTTCTGCTTCCCCTACAATCTCTTCTTCCGGTGGATATTCCTCTTCGGGTACTTCCTCTGGATATTCCTCTTCGGGTACTTCCTCTGGATATTCCTCTTCGGGTACTTCCTCTGCTTCCTCAGCCCTCTTCTTTGCTTCCTCTACCCTTTCCTTCGGGATCTCTGGGAATTTCCCCTCCCGTGTCTCCTTTATCAGCTGACCAAGCGTATCTGGATCCAAAGGCATGATTGCCCCGATAGGCTCTTTCTCCTTTGGCAGCAGAACGGCAACAGCACTATTCCCCGGCTCTTTCTTACTCAGTCCGAATTCTGCATCAGGATAGACATTCTTTACAGCTGAATAATAGTCTTGGTCTATGTACGCTTCGTTCCCCTTACGATCAATAAGTCGTACCACATTTATTGCGTCCTTCCCCGTCAATGCTATCGGGAAGTCGGCAATCCCAAGTGCTTCCTGCTCTCCCCCACCAAGAAAGTCTGTTTCCCTGTATAGGAATTCCTCTTTGCTGACCAGCTCTATATCCTTGGCTTTAGGGATAACCTTTTGAACCTCTTCTGGGGTTATCGTCCTGCCTCTATCCGCAAAAACATCGGCATCCCTCTGAGATGGACGTATCTTGAATTGGCTCTTTTTCGCTCTTAGTGCAAAATGCCCGTCAGTAACGTAATCCCCGGCTACGGTTACAGCCCCTATCGTTCCTGTAGGTCGCTTTTCCCCCTTGGATACCGCTGCAACCTTTCCAGCTGGCTTTAGCTTCCCCGTTTCGGACTTTGTAGGGAAGAGTTTCTGCACGGCATCCCGGTATCGTTTTAGGGCTTCCGGGTTGTTGTAGACCTTGAAATCCCCATCTCTCGGGATGTGGATCTCTACCATCTCCCCCTTGGAAATTCCCATCTTCTGATCCTTGATTGCTTGGTCGATGTTTTCCAAGAGGTACTTCTTCATTTCTGGATTGGTTAGCCCACCGTAATCGGATGCGTCTACTGCTTCTGCTACTGTTTCCGATACGGGAGTTTGGGGTGGGGAGACACCTTCTGGTCTTTCCCTCCATAATCCACGATTAAGCTCCATCCCGGGCATTTCCTTGAATTGCCCCCACGCTTGCTCCATGACAGAAGGATTCCCCGCCATCACGGACTTGTCCGGGCCGACGATAACCGTCAACCCTCCGGGGCGACTTAGGTATAGCTTATGCCCCATGTGTTCATCAGATATGTATGCGTCTTTATCAAGAAATTCCCTCCAATTCTTATAACCTTTCCCCTCTATGAGGAAGTCGTTTTCAAGAGAGGGAGTTTGGGGTGGAGCCTCCCCTTCTGGGAGCCCGGGAACCACACCCTTCCCCGGTTCTATTCCCGGTTTGCCGGTTGGAGCTTCCACGGGAGCCCCAACAGTCGGTGCTTCTGGCTTTGCTGGCTCTACCGGCTTCCCAGATATCTCCGGGTAGCTTTCCGATAGGAATCTGGCGTTCTCCTTGGAGACAGTCATCCAGATCCCACCGGCATTGTGGTACTCCCAACCATCTTCCTTACTCCACCGGAAGTAATCGTCAGCAACCTTCCAAGGGATTTCTGTCTTTCCCTCGATAGCACGGAGAACCATTTCACGGTGGTATCCCCGGGCAGCATCGTAAAGAGCCTTCACCCCGGGCTGGGTAACATTTAGGGATTGCCTAAATGTCTCTTGGTTCTTCTTTACCGTGCTGAGAAATTCCCCTACCGGTGGGAGAGCCCACCCTGCTTCTGGCTTCGCCGGTGCTTTCGGCTTTTCCTCGGGAGCTTTCGGTTGCTCAGCTGGGGGTATACCCTTCTTTAGCTCAGCAATCCTGTCCTCTATGGCAATAATGGATTTCTGGGCTCTCTCCCAATCGTCTATCAGATCCCTTTTCCCCGCTGCGTCTGCTGCGTTGTATTCCCCAGCAACCATATCGAATCTTTTTTTCGCAGCTGCAAGCGCAGCTTCAGCTTCAGGTATTGTAGCTATCTCTGATTCATTTACAGCCGGGACAGGAACTGTTGGCTTTGGTTCCGGGGTAGGTTTCTCTGGCTTTGAAGGCTTTGGCTTCTCTGTTGGTATTCCCTCTTTTGGTTTTGCTTCTGCCTCTTTCGGTTTTTCTTTCGATTCTCTGATTTTTCTTTCCATCTCTTGCACGGCTCTTGCCGTTTGGATAGCTTCTATCTTCCTCTCTACGTTCCTTCTCGCTATTCCTTCAAGTCCAGCACGGATTACATCTCTGGTGTCCATGTGTCCCGGCTTCCCGAAAGCTCCAAGTCCTGCGCCTGTTAGAGCTGCAACCGCTGTTTCCTTCGTATCTCCTGTTTCTACGGCAGCAGGAACACCAAAAAGGGAAGCCATCGCACCGGCACGGGGTAGCCGTTTTAGGGCATGAGTCCCCTCAAGGGCTCTCCCCAATGTTGCCCCACGGACAGCCCCGATTAAGACATCAAGTGGTTCCTTCCCAGCTTCCTTCAGGGCATCTACAAAAGCCATCCCAGCTACATTCCCGAACAGTCTGGATCCGACAGCGTACTCTCCAATGACCCCGGGTGTCTGCCCGATTGCTTGGTATAGTTTGTCAATAAGAGTATCTGAGTCTGGGAATTGGTCTACAACCTCAAGACCGGGCTCTGCTTCGGCAGCTAAATCAGCAAAGCCACGGATAAAATCCTCTACCTTCTGCAAGGCATGAGGCTGTTTCTCTCCAGTTTTTTCCGAAAGGATTGTCGCTGCACGATCAAGAATCGTTACATCACCCGATACTGTCCCGGCAGAGATCCCTTTGCCAATCACCATTGGGATGTTTGCTACGTTATGCCAGAAAGCCCTTGAAGATTCCTTCGCTCCCCTTAAAATATTCTTTGCTGGCTGTTCTATCTCTCCCTTGACGAATTCCTCTCTGGAACCCCAAGGAAGATCCTGTAGGCTGGGGGGGGCCATTGCCATAGGAACATCCCCTATCGGGGATTCTGACGGAGCTTGAGGTTTCAGCTCTGGCTCCCAAGGCTCCCCTACCATCGCTTCTCCAAGCGGGTACGCTTCCATCATCTTGTCTGGGAATGCTTTGATGCCAGCTTCCCGTGCTAACCTTTCCGGGGGCTTCCCAATGTCGGGCCATCTGTAATCCCCATGCTCTGTAAGCTGTGGAGTAAGTCTTTGCTCGTATGCTTTCTTATAATCATATTCATGCTCTGGCGCATACGGATCTGGGGATAGCTTCTGCCCCTTTGACTCAAGAAAAGCTACTTGATCCGCATACCACTTCCTGAAATTCGCTTCGTTATCCCTGTAACCTATCCTTGTTAGGTAATCTACATATTTTTGCTCTTGTCCTTTTAGATTGGGGTCGGTAAGCTTTTCGTCCAGCCACCCCAAGTAAAACTTATTTTGTTCTTCTGAAATTCCCTCCGGGGGAGATATATCCAGCCTATAACCTTCATACCTTGGTTTCGGCTCAACTCCCGGGGTTTCTTCTGGTACGGGCCTGAGCCTTGCGATTCCCTCCCTAAACTCTTTTCCCCGTTTCTCTTCGGCAATCCTCCATCTTTCCCCGTACCCCTTAGCAAGTCCAAGACCCCTCTCTATTAAAGACGGTTTCTTGGTCCCCTCCTCATCTACATCTACACCACCAAGACGGATAGCCTCTTCATACGTTAGGGGCTTATCTTCTTCGACTAAAACCCCACCGGCACGGATAGCCTCTTCGTATGTCATGGGCTTTCTGCTCATTGGATTTGATTCCCTCTCTCATCAAAATAAAGAAGAGTCCCGTCTTTCAATCTAACTGTCTTTTTCGTTCCCGGTGGCTTCTTTGGCTGGGAAGTTGGTGGCATACTTAATCCTTCTCCCTCTCCTGTCAACCCCCCCATGTCCTCTCCCAATGCTCCCTGAAGAAGTAAATCCATCAAGGCTTGCGAAGCTCCGAAATGTTTTTTGTACCTTTGTGCAACAGCCTTTTGATACCCCTTCATGCTTGGGAGCCATCCATCTTCCTGCGTTAATACCTCTGCTTTTGTCCACTTTTGCGCAAATACCGTTGGTTTCAGGTCATCTTTTTCGCTTTCCGGTAGTCCTTTTACCTCAACAGAAGTGCCAGCAATCTTGTTTATGATAAATGTTTTACCTCCCCTAACTACAGTTTCAAGCCCAGCAGCCGGGGAGCCACCTTTTTTATCGGATACGATTTCAATGTCAGGGTTTTTCACCATTAACTCTTGGAAGTCCTCTCTATTTTGATCCACCGTTGCCCTTTGTTTTCTCCCTTCAGAATCAGTCCATTGAACCTCAACAAAATCTGGCTTTCCTTTCTTCTCGGGCTTCTCTGGCTTTGGAATGGCTGGGGAAACCTTAGCCACTTGCCCGTAGGTTTTCCCTTCAGCCCAAGGAATCCCCATGCGTACTGCCTCATCTCTTGATATGATGGTATCTTCAGCATCCAACTTTGACAGCTTTTGCTTCTCAATCTCCAGCCTTGCGGATCTGTAGTCTGCCTCTGCCTGAGCAAGCTGATCCCTTCTCTTTGCGGTAGCTGCGTCTTGAAATGCTCCAAGACCGGCAAGACCAGCCCTGCCTATGATCTCTCCACCGGAGTACGGGTATTCCCTCGGGGGCGTTGCCATCATCGTAAGACCGGCAGCAAGCAAGCCGTACTTGGCTGGATCCCTTAGCCCCTCAGAGAGCCTTTCTGACCATCCTTGCGCTGGCTTCATGGCTGTCGGGTCTTTCAGGGAGTCTAAGATTGGCGTGGAGCTTGTCGGATCTGGTGCGATCCCCGGGGTCTGTGGGACTGACGGAACAGCCGGGATCTGGGGTACTGTCCCGGGTGTTGCTAACCCAGCCGGGGGCTTCTCTCCTGAAACCGTGGATGGCGGGAAGAATTGTGATCCCGGGGTAGGCAAGTTCTTGACGTACTTGTTATACCATTGGGTAAACAAGTCCGGTTCACTCTCCCCTATCCTTCGTAATCTGTAATCTGGATTGTCGGTAAGTGCCATCTTATCCTCCTATATTTACAGAAGCCAACCTAACAGACCCCCGGCAACAAATCCAACCGCTGCACCAATGGGACCGCCGTAAGCAAATCCAAGTTCTGCCCCGATATACCACCCTGCTACCCCACCAACAACCGCACCACCAACCGCACTCATCATCTTGTTTTGCTCTGGGCCTTGCTTCGTAGTCTTTTGTGAACTTCCGGTAAGAGCCCTAAGACAATTCCCGAATATTTCAAGCTTTACAACATTCACTTCCTGAGCTTCTACGAAAAGCTTATGCTCCAAGACGTAGGTAGACTGAAGGTATTCCCTCACATAGAGCCCAGCCCTACGCAATGCCTCAGCGTCTATAGCTGCGTGTTTCCCCATCTCTACACCGAATCCAAGACCGTGCTGTTGTAGTCCTCTTTCCCTACCGTAGTTCTCCGCATAAATCGCAGCCTGAGTTCTTGCGTTGTATGTCGCCGGGAAGCCAGCCGCTAAGCTCTGAGCAAGGTAAGAGGGGTCTGAATCCCCTACATAGTAGGGCTTCCTCCCTATAAGCGGATATACTTCGTTGTTAAAGCCGTCCTCTGCGCCAGTTAGGGTTTCGGAAAGCGCAAGAAGGAACGCAGCTTCCGTCCCGTCAAGGAATTCCCCGTTGATTACCTTATCAAGATAGGCGATCGCCTTCGTAATAACCTGATCCCCATACCGCCCACGGGTAGCAAGACCGTCTATTCCCTCCAACTCATCGGTTGTCTGGGCAGCAACAATATCTCCAGTATAGGAAGAGATCGTAGACCCTTGCCAAAGATCGTAGGCTTGCTGGGCATACGCAGCTACCTCGTCCTCTGCCCAAGGGGGAACGTGCTTGACATAAGCTTCCGAATCTCCACCACCACCCTTACTTGCCATAATCGGCCTCCATTTCTAAGTAAATCCTCCCGGCTGCTGTATAACCTGACCGAAAGCCTTGTCTGTACTCGCTTGCCCTTTCCCGTATGGGTTCAAAGACGTACCGGAGAACATGGAGTAAAGGGCAAGACCTGTCATCGCCACTCCAGCTATTTGTGCAATCATGGGGGGCTTGTGGTAAGTAACAGTCTGCTCCCGGTATGTAGAAAGTATCGTTCTTACTGCGTTCCCGTAAATGTCGAGATTCCTCATAGGCAACACTTGTGCCTCATTGAAAGAGTCCCAAGCATCTCCTAACGCTCCCTGTTCGTATTCCCTCTCGTATACCCCAGCCGTGCGAAGCATCTCCATATCCCGGATACATTGCAACCCGTAAGGAGTGGCATGGATCATCGCCTGTTCCTGAAGATCACGCTCTGACTTGTAATCGTCGTAGTACATCCTTGCGAATTCGTTTATCTTCTTCATCATTGCAGAGGCAGCTTTCGCTTCTGCTACGTTGTGTTCGCTACCACCGAAGGCCATTACATGACTATTTCGTATGCTTGGCAAAACTTCCCACTCAAGTTCCTCAACAAGCTCCTCGATTTTTGCCGCCAAGAAATTATCAAGCTTATCGTTTTGGTTTATCTTCAGCCCATCGTAAAGATCCCGTAGGTGTGCTTTCCCATCCAGCTCCACTTGGGATCCAAACCTGCCCCTTGTAGCCACCGCAGCGATTCCATCTGTCTCATTGGCATTCTGGGGGGCATACGTTGTTCCGGGATACGGATAGAAGTTCCCACCGGCAAGAGCTTGCGCTTCCGAAAGATATTCCTCGGTCCACGCTTGAAAGCCCGGGATGTAATCCGGAATCATGTTCGTATATGCTGTTGAGGTAGATGTCCCCCCCCCTCCACCGCTCCGGTGAGGGAAAATTCTTTCAACCATCATATCGTAGGCTTTTAGGGTCATAATTTTTTCCTATAAACTGTATATACAGCTGTATATCCAGCCTTCTTCAGCTTTTCCTCTAACGGTGGGTACGGGGTTGCAGCAGAAAGGTAAGGGGCATTCATTTTTTTAGCCTCTCTTTCAAGGAAGTCATATGCTTTCTGGAAAACGACTGTTCCTCTATACTCAGGCTCTATGTGCGCTATGGTTATCAAAGCGGTGTGTGGCAAGAAAGACATAAGTCCAAACGCTACGAAACCCTTTCTCGGGCTTTTCATCTTATCAAGGAAAACCTCTTGGAATCTAAATTCGTCAACTGGCATTCCGCTGTCATCGGAATACAGCAAATACAAATGCTGCTTGCCGTGGAAAACATCTCTCCAGACCTCATAAGCAGTTAGTTCCCCCATGCTTTGCTCACAAAGACTGTCAAGCCCCGGTTTGATAACGGGCCAGATGATATCAAGGAAATATCTGTTCTGGCACGGTATTAAGCCTACGATCAGCTGCTTATCATTGATAGATGTGTCCTTCGGTCTGATTTCTCTTACTTCGCTCATCTTGTCCCCCCCATTTCGTATTTGAGTGAGTAGCCAGCCAGAGTCCACGGGGTATCCAGCTGGTCCGAATAGAACCGTAGCCTTATGTATTTACCGTCCTTCCTGAAGTGGTTGAAATCCGCAAAGTCAGACACTCCAAGGGAGAACGGTACTGGATCTGACCAGCGGATATCATCGGAAAGACGGTTCTTAACTCCCACTTGGATCATCATCTCCGTTACATCCGTCTGGGGAGCTGGCTCTGCCATGACATCTGATATCTTCTTCGTGAAGTCTGGAGCGTTAAAAGCCATATCCCCTGTCTCTATGAATCCGGTCAACGGGTATTCAGCCCCCGCATAGTAATCGTTGTCCCCATCGTCCAGCTTCAGGATATCTCCGTTCTGGTTCCCTACAATCTCGTAAGGCAAAGCCAAGAAATCCGATTCCCCAGCGGAAATGAAATTCACATCTGAAATACTCCAGTTGTCCATTTCGTAGTTGTAGATGTATGCCGTGTCTGGAGTGTCGGTAGAGAGTGTCGTGGGTACGCAGAACCATACTTCACGGTTGTTCCTGTTGTGGAAGGAGAATGCCCTTTGAAGATAGCTGCTGCTCCGGTAATTCAGATAATCGTTACGGATCGGCATCCCGATAGGCTTTACTGCCCCATCTGTTGCAGAGAAGAAATCCTTTTTCCCAGCCCAGAAGATCGTATTGTCAACACGGCAAACAGCCCTTCTTGATATAATCTCTGCTTCGTAGCCAGCGATATAGAACCCCTTCGTTGGCTCCGCAAAGTTCGTAAGCCATACCCCACGTTCCGTAAAGAAGTAAATCTTATTCCCTATGGCTATCTGGGCCTTTATGTTCTGGTGCGCCCCTACACCGGTATCGTATTGCATCAAATCCATATAACCGGATTTGTTCGTCATATCCACAGTCCAGTTTTCTGGTCTGCTAACTTCAGACCACCGGATCCTACCCGTATAGGTGTATCCGTCCTCCGATACGTTTGATACAACAAGCCGGTGCATACAAGAAGAAAGGTTTTTTGCGTATGTAGGGGAGTCGGTAATTACAGACAGAGCCCCGGCGTAGCTTGACCATTTCCAGATCCTATCCTTTCCGTTGGTAATTACCGGGAGCCCAGCAACAAGGGCAAACTGCCAGATGTTATCTTCCCCTCCGGTTGGAGCCGGGGAAGGAGTTATCGTGGAATAGCTGGAAAAGTCCGAATTGTATGAGTATATTACGTCATCACAGCAAACGATGGTTCGTACAGCCCCATCAGTTCCTACGAAGGAGAACATGGCACGGATCGGATACCCAGAAGGAATCCTTGTAATGATAGACTTCCCGGGGCTCTTGTATACATATCCCGGCTTAAAGCGCACATTCCTTCCAAATGCCCAGACAGTCCTAACCGACGGAAGCTGGGTTATGATCCCCTTGTCAAGCTCCATGTTTGCGTAATATTTGACCGGCATTTGTATCTCCTTCAGGGAACATAAAAAGGAAGATTTATCGGAACTCCTTCTGGGAAGATAACTTCGTTAAGCGGCGGGGCTACAACCGTAGACCATGTTGCTCCAGCATCATGCGAAATCAAATAAGCAAGCCGGTTTGTTTCGTATGGATACTTAGAAAGGTCGCACGTTGTAAACACTACGTCATCCCCGTCAGACCTCATTGTGCTTGCAGTTATATATCCTTCGTTCCATTCACTCGGGTCTAAAGTCATAACGACAGACCAAGTATTTCCATTGTCTGTACTTCTATGTATTCCTACATCAAAGCCTGTTGCGTTGTCCGGTGCTTGAACTAAAATGACTCCATTAGCCAAGCATACTGGGCCGGTATAACGATCCCCGGTTTTCGCTGTTGTAATGGTTTTCGTATTCCAACTTGCTCCATTATCCGTGCTTATGCAAATGCGTGGAGTCCCAGATGCGACATTCATTTCAACATAGCTATATACTATTTTGGTTCCCTCTGCGTAACAATAACCCCGGTTAGTTTTAACATTTGTCCCGAAGCTTTGGACAAACGTACATCCACTTCCTACCCGATACTTGTATATGTTATTCGCATAGGTATAGGGTGGTGGGGAAGAAGCGGATTGCACATTTACGGCTATCCATATATTACCATCGTCTGCCTCATCATAAGAAGCATATCCGGTAGATATAAACGGGTATGTGGGGAAGTATATTATATCTTCAGCCACACCATAAGTTAAGCCGCTATTGTACGACACCCAAGCACCATACTGGTAATATAAATATGGATCCCCGGGATAAGGATTAGGAGCCCTAACGATATAAACAGCCCGTCCAGATGAATTTAGGCAAAGCCCGTTTACAGCTTTGTCTAAAACGTAATAGTCGAATTGGACTTCTGTAAACCCCCCGTCTTGAAAGGCTATAGTCCTTGGGTTAAATTCGTACTTTGGTCTGCAAATCAGCACATTATCTCCGACATATCTTACTTGTGGTTCTGCTTGGAAAGTAGAATCCGATTCGTAATATCCAAGGAAATACCAATCTGTATCGTCAACAATCTTGAACAGGTATATGTAATTCGGACCTACCCATTGTTGGCATGAGAACATTACAACACCGTCCTGTATGTCTACCGATTGCTGCCATTGATCCCAAGCATAGAGGCTGGGTGGCCCTTCAGGGGGTATGTTCTCTGGGGGGATCTCAAACCCTTGCCCACATTGGCAGAATATCTGTACTACGTTGCTTATTTCTACTGTCTCTCCGTATGCGTCTGTATAACGGTGGGCTGCAACGTAAAAGGAATATATCGTAGTCCAGTTTAACCCGCTAACTTGGTATTCATTTTCGCTCGTTACCCCTAACTTTTTCCAGCTTTGCCCTTGTGGTGTATTGTTTTTCCAATATATAATGAAGTTTGCCCCGCCAGATTGTGCGAACGCACCGTCATATTCCCACGAAAGCATCACACTCGTTGGATTTACTAAGGATGCACTTAGCGTTACAGACACCTAATTCTCCTTGCAGATCATTCGTATGGTTTTCTGGTGTATCCTTCCCAAGCTGGTCGTACCCCTTGCCTCAATGAGATACGTTTCCCCATTAGTTCCTCCGGTTACAGGGACCAAGCATTGCGTACCCACTAGATACATAGTCAATACGATTGATCCATATACGCTTGCTCCTGTTGACTCCCTCGTAGCTGCACCGGCTACAGAAGCAAGGCTTTCCCCGTTTGCAAGCCTGTTGTCGAACTTTACGGCAAACGTAAAGCTTGCCCCGGGCTGCTTGATGAAGTCATCCGTTACGACAGTTTTTATCTCAAGGAAAAGTTCCCTTTCGTATTCTGATCCGTAGCTGGTTTGTCCAGTACAGGTTATCTTGTGCATCTCCGCTTCTGTACCGGCTTGCACTATAACCTCTACCTCTTTCCCGACAACCGAATCAGAGCTTATGATCGTTGCAGAACTGTCGGTAGAATCGGAAACGTCAACGCAAGCAAGGTCATAGCTTACTATCTCTTCGTCTGGAAGCAGATCGTGAGAGAAGTTAAAGTAGTATGGGCGTTTCTCTGCTGGAGCCTTAACGCTTCTCATCCTGCACCCCACCAATATATGCTTTCGTTATAAAAGTCAGCCAATCCTATCTCTCCTGAAGATTCTGCTTTTTAGTTTCGCTGCGCTAAACGTATACTTTATCTTCGTTCCAATCCTTGTAGCAACATCCCATACATAGGAAAAACTTCTCTCTACATATACTGAAATACTCCACTTTATATATATAGTTCCAACAGCATAAACATTCTGCAATATGCTCCACTTCGTAATGAATGTTCCAGACACGGTTTCAAGAATATCCCAGACGAAAGTAAAAGTTTCCTCTACACCAGCAAAAACACTCCAAGAATACTTTCGCTCTATTGTTACAGCATGAGTATCAAGCTCTGAGCTTAGAAGGAAATAGCTCATATTGTCCCAAACGAAACCAGAATAGTTCCGGTATCAGTAGCCAAGGATGTTGCGCCAGCGGTTACGGTTCTTCTAAACCAAAGCCTTACTGTACCCCCGGCAGAGACATCCCCAAGGCTTAAGCCGCCAGCAAGAGACAGGGGGTGAGAAAAGGTGATAGCTGGAGAAGCTGGAGCGGTATCCTCATCTGCTATTGTTTGAGTCCCAGAATCAATTCCTATGTCTATTTTTGTGTAAGTAGAAGTCGTTTCCGAAGAGATGTAAAGTATCCCGTCATAAGCTGTAAGCCCAGATGTGTTTTTCAAGTCAAGAGCCCGATACTTTACGGATCCAGTTAAAGCCTCTTGTGGTGGGATGCTGGAGAATAGATTCTCTAATGTGTCATTTTGAAATTCCGTGGTAGATATTACCCCACCAAGGGAAAGATCCGGGTCGTTATTGCTTGCCCCTCCGGTCAGATACAGTTTTAATTGCCCTGAAGTTATCGGCATCTTTCCCTCCTATAGCCCCAAATATACTGACGTAAGGTTTGTGTTATACACGATTATATTCGGTGTCCCGGTATCCGTTGTCCGTACAGATATGTTTATCGTCCCGCCCGACACTATGCTAACTATCGAAGCCCCGGATACGGAGAACTGCGAATTTGCTGTTTTCGTTTCGTAGATAACCCGTGCATTGTCTACTACTGTACCGGTCTTTTTTATCCCAACCTCTATATGCTTGTTGTTTGCGTTACACTCCATGCTTATTTGGAAGCTAACGTGATAATGCCCGGGGGTTGGATAAGATATCAATCCTTGACTATGAGAAGTAAACTGTATGGATCCAGATTGTATGTCCGAATCCAATACGTCATACCAAGTGTTTTGAACCATAGATGTTTTCGTAAAGCCAATGTTTAGCCCGTAGCATGATCCATACGGCATCGGTATTGTGTAGTATGGAAGTGTATTCCAATCTGACACCCCATCCCCGATCTTCATTCTTCCCGTATCGGATTCCCATGCAAATACATACGCCGGGACTACAGGATTTATCTGCGTGTACTCCCAAGATTTCGCCTGACCTCCTAAGAGATACCCGTAAGAAGCAGTAGATGAGGGTGAAAGCCTAAACCCTGCTGGTCCCCATGTAGGCATTATTGATTCACCAAGAAGAATTCATCATCCCCGGCTGGGGTAGCGGTAAATGATGTTGCAACCGTTATGAAAGCAGAAGAGGAGAAAGACGTTACCCTCCTGACCTGTTCTATCAAATCTCCGCTTACGAACTTCACGAAGGATCCTACGCAGTAATCCGTAGTCGGATTCAAAAGGTCTGTTTTGAAGATATTCGCCCCGTTTGAGGCATGGGTTACGACCTTACCGTATTCGTAGGGGAAATTAACTACTACCCTGTCTCCAACAACGTAGAAATCCGTAACCTCAAGCAATGTATCGGAAGCTGGGACGGGAGATCCACCTACTTGCCGGTAGAAGAAGGACTTGTATTGTCCCGGTTCCCAAGCTACCCGTGATTCGGAAAGCTCGTACAGGCTCTTGATTACGGTATTCTCCGTCAGGGAAACGTATGGATCTGCCGGTGAGGAAGCGAAATCCCCCCCAGCGTCATTCAAAAGGTAACTGTCTAATTCCCTCCTGACGATGACGTAGACCGTGGATCCCGTTGTCGTTTTCGTCCAGAGCTTCTTTACATTCGCCATGTCTATTCCCCTATGTGTATGATAACCTTGTCGAATTCAAAGATTAGCTTCGTGAAGATCATACTTACATAGTCTTTCGGCTGTATCCCGTATATCCAAATGCTTCCTGAAGGCGGGGTTATCGCATTTCCTCTCAGGATGGATGGGGCATCCCCACCGATTACGATAAGCTCCCCTGTTTGAGTGAGGATCTGGGTAACAACGCTTGGAACGACTGATGGAGCTACCCCGGTTAGGACAAGGCTTCCTGCTTGCGTCTGGATGCCTTCCCCTACCGGGGGGGCCGATCCGTCCAGCTCCAAGGATCCAGCGGGGACGAATACCCCATGATCCTGAGCGGGGATCTGACCCCCTATTAGAATAGCTCCAGCTCCCGGGGACAGGTAGATATCCCCGTCCAAGTCGATTGCAATGCCTTTCCCGACTATAGAGAGCTGCCCTGAAGGTACGGTCCTTTCGTGGTTCTCTGTATAGCTGAAGGTGGGGGCTACCCCTGCCAGCGAGAGGGATCCAGATCCCGGGACAATCCCCTTTCCGACAGAACCGGCGTTTCCATCCAGCGCAATCGCTCCAGATTGCGTCAGGAGAGCCCAATCGTACCTCGGGGATACCCCAGCAAGGGCAAGAGAGCCTGTCCCCGGCTGGATATCGAAATTCTGCTTGACCAGCAGGGACGGGGAGTACCCGGATAAAGCCAGAGAGCCGGTTTGCGGGTAAACGGCAATACCTATTCCCGGTATGTATCCAGATACTTGTAGTGAGCCAGAAGGCGGGGTAATTATCGTTGCTTCTGCGGTAGTTACAGCCGGGGCTACCCCAGCAACGGATACGCTTCCAGTTCCCGGGGTTGTCTGAAGCCCTTGCTTGGGAGTAGCCCCCGCTATCGACAAAGCCCCAGAAGGGACTTGAATTATCGAATTTACCCTTACATTTGGCGCACTTCCTTGGACTGATAGGGATCCTGCCTGAGTGAATGTGCCGATTGCTGTACGGACACTCTGACCGGATATGGATAGAGCCCCGGTTGTAGGTGTCCGTATTTCTTCTCCGGTCTGCTGAGCTACCGGAGAATACCCTACAAACGATAGGGAGCCAGCCCCCGGAGTGATAAACCTGTCCCCTCCAACAACGGGGGTTTGCCCTGAAAGCGATAGAACCCCCGTGCCGGGGGTAACGAATAGCTCTTTTTCTGTTGATGGGGCTGCTCCCTGTAAGCTTAGGGAACCAGTTTGAGGGGTTATAGAGATCGGTACAAGGAGTGCCGGTGCGTAGCCAGATATCGAAAGGGATCCCGAATCTGGCGTTACAAAAAGATCCCCGCCTACAATCGGCTGATACCCGGATATGGAGATAGACCCTGTAGGGACCGTAATCTCTACAGGAGCTATTACCGTAGGGGCATATCCTACAATGCTTAGAGCCCCAGCCCCGGGGGATCTATTCGTATTCTCTACTGCTGCTTCTTGTACGGTTGGATCGTACCCTACGATAGACAGACTACCGGAAGGGACGGTTACAAAGTTCTCTTTCTCTAAAGACGGGCTTAGTCCCGAAAGACCAAGGGATCCAGTACCGGGGGTGATAAACGATGCTTGCTCTGCCGATGGAGCTTGTCCTACAAGCGATACAGAACCGGACCCCGGTTGTATAAACGTAGCCAGTTGAACCGAAGGGGCATAGCCAACGAGAGACAAGTCATCGGAATCTGGTGTTACAAATCTATCTTCTTTTGCTGACGAAGCATAACCAGATACAGATAAAGACCCTGTTTGTGGCGTTATTACGGTAGGAACTTCTACAGATGGGGCATAGCCGACAAACGACAAAGACCCTGAATCCGGGGTAATTACCGGGGTATCTTCAAAAAGACCAATCCGTAAGATACCGGAGCTTGGTTGGAACCTGTAATCAATTAAATCTGTCGGTGCTTGACCATCAAAAGATAAAGCTCCCGCACCGGGAGTTATAACGTGATGATCCGTTTCCTCTAATGTAGGGGCATAACCGGATACGGAAATAGATCCAGAATCCGGTGTCCGTTCAACATCAGCTCCTAAGCTTGGAGCATACCCAGAAAGAGATAGCTCCCCTGACGGTACGGCAACGATGTATGCCCGTTTTGTGGATGGATCTTGACCGGATAAAGAAAGAGAGCCTGTATTCGGAGCTACATATATATCTTGCTTTGTAGATGGTGCTTGCCCCGTTAAAGACAGGGCTCCCGCTCCGGGTGTTAGAAAGACCCCTAAAGCGGTTGTGGGAGCAACCCCGGATACAGTAAGGCTACCCGTATCCGGGGTTATTTTGACCGGCTCTACCGCTTTAGGGGCGTACCCTTCAAGGGAAACAGAACCCGTTTGGCAGACAATAGCATTGTCTTGCCTTGGGGCTGCACCGGATACACCTAGAGATCCGGTTCCCGGTGTTATGAGCGTAGCTACTACTACAAGTGGAGCTACACCGGTAAACTTCACCGACTACCCCCTGCTATGCGAGAGTAAAGACACCCGTTGAAGCAGGAAGAATCGTCAGCGTGTTCGGGCTGGAGATCGTAAACTGCGTGCTGCTGAGGGTGCAGAAGCAGAGAACGTATCCCGTTCCAGCCCCGGAGCTGTTCCGAATAACAGCGTACTTGATGTTGTTAAGAGCTGATCCTGAAGCCGTGAAGATGATCCCGGTTGCGGTATAGTCGAACTGATACTGCTTGGTCGAAGCCCCCACGGTCCACATGATGTTCGGGACGCTTCTCCCGTTTGCAGCGTACCCCCCCCGGGCCGAAATCTCGTTGGCAGAGATGCTTGACCACGTTGAGACTCCGGTGTTGGTGATTTTGAGCATATCCGCACTTGCCCCGTTGGTCATCAAGCACATACGGAAAACACCGCTCAAGTCGATGTTGTTGAGCCCGATATGACGCTTTGCTCTGGTGAATACTTGCCACGGTCCAGCTGCCATTGTCAGTCCTCCTGCGGAGCCAATTCAGCCCCGGTCTTAATGATGTAGGACAGAAGCCCGTCCCCATATAGAACCATGTCGAAAGTCTCCCCCAGACGTTGAATAAGCGTGATAAATTCCCTTGCTTGAGAAGCCATCCACGGATGACAGTAGAACACTCTTCCTGCTATAATCATTGGGATAACAATCTGCCCATCGTTTTCTGGCTGAGAAAACGCATGATGCTCCCCGTTGGTCAAGCAGGAATCGCATCCGAAAACATGGAACTTATGAAAACCCAGCTGGCGAAGAAGAACTACGGTGCGGAGGAACACCGTACTGCCACCGGGGATGGGAAAAGGAGCAGAGTAATACTTGCGGATTGTCTTGTCCGTAACCTCAGACATGGAATGCCATAGCCATATCTGCCCCTTTGGTATGTCCTGAAACAAAGATGGATGACATTGGGAAGAGAGGAAGTATTTGCAATCGTCAACAACAGGAGTAACAAATCTCTTGTTAAATTCCCTTGCGTCAACGATTACTGTGCCAGATGGTTTTATTCCCCTCTCCAGACACCAATTATATGAACCGTTAAGGGTAATTAGTTTTACCCCGTCTGCCCTCTTTTCCCGGATCTCATTCTCATAATCTGATAGGGATGGACCGGACCCCACAATCATAACCTCTACATCGTTTGTGGGATGCGGAGTGCAAAGCTGGTACTCCTGCTGGCAGTTTGTCTCCACATTCTGTAGGATCAGTTCTTCAGCCGTATTGAGCTTCCCATGCTCCACAAGGATCTGGGCTTCTTCCCAAGCAGACACGGAAAAGAAAGCGTAGGATCCTATCTTCTCTGACCAATGCACAACGCATGAGAAGTTGCTGAAAACCTCTTTCCACCACTCGTAGGGGCTTACTGTAAGGTGCAATGGGCCACCGACAAGATAACCGTAATCGTCTGGGGCTGTGCTGATCGCAAAGAAGTTATGTTTTGCCGCACGAAGGATGTTGTTTATCACCAGATTTACGTCCTCTGGCGGGATATGCTCCATTACGTCCGTGCAGTACCCGTACTCCGCTACAAGGGGAATGCGGTCCTTCAGGTCGTGCTTGATAAATTCAAATCCCTCCCCAAGCATTGCCCTCACGTTATCGTCAAGGCAGTTTCTTGCGAAATCCAGCATTGTAACCCTCAGCCCGAGATCCTTGAGCTTCGCAGCGGCTCTCCCTGTGCCACATCCAAAATCAATGACATGAGCCCCCGTCCGTGGATGGATCTGTTGCACGAAGTACGGAATGAAATGCTCCCCCGGAGAATGTTTGCGGTACTCTGTTGTTTTCCAGAGCATCCCATACTTCAACGCTTCTGGATTGCCCTGCCCTACCTTTAAGACCGGTGGATACCCCTTGAAAAAACTGTGGTGCGTTTTCATATCTCCCCCTTTCGGTTAAACGTCCACTTCCGTAGGGACGAAAATCCCAAGTCCCTGTACCGGCTGGACTCCACCTATTGTTGCAGATCCAGATCCCGGAGTTTTATTGACAGAGGCAGTTGCCTCCGTGATCGTTTCAAAAAACTCCACCCACGAGTTGTAGGCGGCTGTTTCATATCCTTCAATGGCTAAGTCTGTCGTGGCATGGTTGTCTGTAATGTTTTCATAACAAAAATATTCGGTGGACTTCGTATTTAGTGTTCTAAATCCCAGTTCCACGATGAGCCGCTTACCGGACGGGACATCGGCAGCACTTGCCATTGTATTGATATAATATGGGATCTCTGTAAGGGCAGTGAAATCATTTTCACCTTCACATCCGCCATCAGCAATATATGTGACGTTCGACCCGTCCTCATCACAATAGGCGAGAACTATCGACATCTTGTAATTCGCGCCGGCGTCACTTTCCATGTGCCGAACTGCCGCGCTTACATCATTGTGGCTCCATGTGATCGCTTCCACCGGTTCGGATACAAACTGAATCATGCCGTATTTCAGGTCTTTCGTCGTATCTGTTTCTGATTTCTCGAATGTAACGGAGTTGTTGTCCCCCCTTGTGATGTTGAGTTTCCGACGCACCATACCCGTCGTATTGCCGTCCCACCAACTGACACCCCCACCGAAGGCGGGGCTTACGCTTGGGGCATTATCGGGATCAAAATAAAATCGTGTTGCCAACTATTCTCCTACGAACGAGAACCCGCAGGTTCCCATGCACCAAGGATATTTGTCTCCCAAATTGCGAGGCCACAACGCACATCCCTTGTATAGTTCCAAGAGGTTCCCACGGGCCGCACAACTGCACCTGCCTGATTTCCCGAGGCTGTTTTTCCTGGGGTCGATAATCAGTTCAGGGCAAACATGAACGCCGTATTCCTCGTTGAGGGGCCAAGCGCAAACCGTTGGAGGATCTTCTGGTGGATGGGTGCAGCAGAGTCCACAGCGGATGCAAGATCCGGACCTCCCAGGGAGTTCAAACGCGAACGTAAATGTCGGGTATCCCTGAATTGCTACCTGAACATTGCCGCTATACATCATTCCGGCCATGTTCAGTTCGCCAATATGGATTGCCGTGTTTGGAGTGTTTATGGAATCTTCGACAATCGGGAGATGAAATTTGTGCCCTCTGCTATCCTCAAACCAAACCATCCCCATCTATACACCATCCGATCTTAAAGTAATGACGAACCGCAGTGCGTTGTCTTCGGGGGGTAAAGTATAAGTAACAACCAGTTTCGGGTCGTTCGCAGTCCCGGCCTGGTCTGCGAAGTACCCGGCGAAGAAGACCCCATCGTCCGTCACCCAATTCGGAGGGGTGTTCCCCGCGTCGTAGTAGAACTCCCGGACCCCGTACTTCGTCGTCCCGGTCTTGCTGATGTATCCGAGATTCGTGATCGTCCAGTCGTTGTATGCACTTGTGTTCCAGTTGGTATACGTGATCGCGGCGTCCGAGGTGTGCGAAGTCGTCCCGAGCGAGTCGAAGTCCCCCGCCGCGAGAGCATTCAGGGAAGCAGGGTCCGCCGAGACGACGTCAACTCTGGCGTCCGGGGAGCAGGACAGTCCATCCCACTTGTTCGTCCCGTAGATCGACATGACAGCCGCCGTGACCGTAGCCCCCGAGCCGAGTCCACCCGTCTCGAACAGGTAGATCCCCCGCTGGATGTAGTCCCATAAACTCGACGAGACATTCGCCCGGATAACCGCGAAATAATCCTCCGCAGCCGTATCGTTGTATCCGTTCCCCGCCCCGTCGCGGATCGTCGCCCACGAGGAACCGGAGGCGAGGTGGTAAACAAGTCCATCCGTCGAGTTGTCTTCCGAGCCATCCGGGTCCGGGTAGGCGGTCAGTTCATTGAACCCGAACGAAAGGGACGGTGCGAACCTGTCTGCAATGAGCCAGTCAAAAAAGTGCATCCCATAAAATATCCACTTGAATGCGTAGTAGAGGCGTTTGCTGTATTTCCCGTGCGTCCGAAATTCCGCCTTGTATGAGGTTCCGTCTACCCACCAGATAGCGTTCGGCAATATGGCGACTATTCTCTTCTTCCCAACGGAAGACCTCTCCCCATGAATCCGAAGTACATATCGAAACCACCAACGGATTCCCGGAGCGTTCAGGAGAAATATAAGAACGCCCTGGTATCTCTTGAAAAATCTAAGCCACATTCTAATCCTCGTGGATATGTATTATTATGTCTCCGCCTGGACCCGCCTCGGGGCAGGCAACGGTTGAGAACGTCCATGATGTCGTAAGCGTATTCCCTGTGGTATCCTTCACCTGCGGGATGTTTGCCGTGTATGTCGTCTCGCATAGCCAGTCGGAACCACGGCTATATGTGGCGCGAAGAAGCGTTGTGGGAATCACCCAACTGCAAGTAAGGCCCGACCCGCAGGTCTGCGTTGCCCCTCCGTCTATGTTGAATTGCAACGTTGTCTCGTCTACGTTCCCGGCATCGGACACGTCGAACACTACTTGCCAGCTATTCAGTTCCCATCCGGTTTGACCGGAAGATGGCGTACTGGATTCGAGCGTGGGGTCTGTTGCATCCGGAGGGGCTGCTTCCGTGGTGAACTGCCAACTCGTAGACTGCTGGTTTGGCGGGGACGCTATATCATAAACGCTGGATACGTTGACCGTGTACGTTGTGTCATACTCCCACGGGGAACCCCTGTCGTAAACAACATACAGGGAAGTAGGGTCTCCGGATGGAGTACATGAAAGTCCGGAAGCACAAGTCCTGTTCGTTCCACCATTGATATTGAAATTAAGCGTACTGCTATCAACCCCGGAAGAATCATCAACGTAAAATGTTACATTCTGGCTTGCAACGGGCCATCCGGTCTGCCCAGACGAAGGCGACTGGCTGCCAAGGGACGGGGGGGTTATATCCCCGCCTCCTCCATAGCTGAAGTTCTCATTCCCTACTATCGAAGTTCCGTAGTAGGAGTACATATCCTCCGTTAGGGTGATCCCTCCGCCCTGTCCTCCCCATACGAGGTATTCCCGTAGCCCCCCAAATCCCCAGGAAGGATCATCGCCTATATACTTGTATCCTACGTTTGTTATATTGTATACTTTTGCCAAAGGGCCGTTACCAACTGCTACCCACATCTCATACACGCCGTTGTTCTGACCAACGGTATTCATTTTTACGTGTTCCCGGAACGTGTACCAAACCCCGGTCTGCTGCGCCGGGACGTTTCCCGGATACGTCGGATAGTTCGTTTCCGGCCACCATTCGTTTCCGGGTCCCCAGGAGAACGTACCGTATTCCCACACCAGTTGGGTATTCTCGTTCGTGTTCGTGTGGAAATGCCATCCGCAGATTTTCTCCGCGATGGGGTGGAACGTGTAATTCGACGGATAATAGATATAGAACTGCCGCCACATCTCCTGTTCATCGGTGAAGCTGTAACTCATCCCGGCGATCTGCAATCCCTGATCGGACGAGATCCCCGCCGGGGTCACAATACGGTTCGTGTAGGTGTTCCCGTCCGGCTGCGCCGGGGACAGGACAATGCTCTCGTCCACATACCCCGCTGAGTCCCATGTATACCAACCGTTGAACTGCCCAGGCACCCATTGCGTCGTTACAGTCCATGCATGTGCAGTAACTGCTGCAAGAAGAAATACCAGGATAAGGAAAGTGGGGGTGAACCCACCCCCACTCCATTTACGACGCACGGATTTTGGGTTTGATGGTAATGGTGTCCCCCGCGTTACTCAGATAGTACGAGGCCGCGAAGGACTCTACAACGATACACGCGTTGGCAGCCGTGTTGCTGATAACGTACCCAAAAGCCGATTGATTGGGGGCCGCCGTGAACGAGAACTTGAACCCGTTGGGGTCGTTCCCCGAAGCGGACACCTCGGCGGAACCTGCGGACAGGTACGGGGCGGACCACGCAGACTTGTGGATCTGCAACCCGGAGTACCCGCCGTGAAGGGTATCCGTCCACGCGGATACGTTCGCACTCGCCATAGTCGCTGTCAGGCTGTTTGCCTGCAACCCTGTCATTGCGCTGTTCAGGTACAGGTTCAGCGTCAGGTACGTGGAACTTCCGGCGAACGCCCCACTCATAATGAAGCTATCGCCCTGGTTTGGAATAATGTAAGCCACTAGTTAGTTCCTCCTAGAGTTTCCTTGAATATCTTTGCCCATCGGTCAGCCACGAAGTCCAGGTTGTACCGATTCCGAACTTCCTTGTAGGCGTTTTCCGCCA